ATATGCACAGCAAAAGCGTGTTGATGATGACTTAAAGACATCTTCTTTATCGTATCTTAATGAGATTACAGATAAAATGTCTATGTCTGCTGGTAATATTTTTAGCCAAGATCAACGTTCTCGCGATATGGCTGTTAAAGACATTACATCCACAATGGCTTCTATTGGAGGAACTATAGATAGACTTGGCCCTGATGGTCAATATATGTTTTCTCCGGAAATACGCGCCAATGCGCCTAAGAAGATGATATCGTCTATGCTTCAAAGTGGTGTTCTAGGGGCTTTATCTGAATCTAAAAACCCGCGCGATCTTTTATCAAAAATGTCATCTGGAGAGTATAAAACAGATATTCCAGCTATTGGTAATGGTAACCCGCTTGATTATATGGATGCTGACACAAGAGAGCGCACAATTATGATTGCCAATAAAATGATTAGCGATCGTTCTGCAATGGTATTAAATGGATATGAAGAGCTGCAAGCAGACATGAAGCTGCGGTCTAAAATAGACCCTTTAAGTGTTGATATAGATAAAGAATTTAATGACTGGGCAGAAAAAAACGGATCTGCACTAACTGATGAAGATGCTTCTGATATTAAGGTTAAATTCCTATCTTTCAAGGAATCGCTTGTTGGCGAAACAAATGATTATATGTCTGCTTTGCCATATATAAATAACCAAGCAACGTTTGATGGATCTGATAAGAGCAAGAAGGCTATCGAAACAGCATATGGATATTTAACACAGAATGGTAAGCCATTGACTGAACGTGCACACTGGCTTGCTAAAACAAACATCAATACTATTCCAAAGGAATTTGCTGCAGAGATTGACGCAAAACTTCAGTCAGCGTTAATCAACGGTGATACAAAAATTGCAGCAGAACTTGCAGAGACGTACGATATTATCTCAACATCTGCCCCTATCATGATATCTGACTTTGATTCAAAGCTGAACGATAAAACACAGGCAGCGCTAATGCGCATTAGAGATAGCGCTCGTATTGGTGGTATGGGTCCAGAAGTATTTAAAGATATTCGCAGGATTATGGATCTTGGCAAGGAAGATCTAGATCAAAGAAAGAAAGATATATCAGAGCGCCAAAAGTCATATTCATATTACGATGAAGCTAAAGGCCTTTTAGACTGGGACCGTTTTGACACAATGGAGCCAGATATTCAAGCAGCTGTCACAAGACAAGCTGGTAATGATTACCGCAAAATATATGAAACATCCTATATTGCAACAGGCGATGAAAAATATGCTTCAGAAAAAGCAAAGACGCTTACGCAAGGTATGTATGGGCCAACATCATTTACGCGTGAAGGTTTTATGCGCATGCCGCCAGAAATGAGATATAAAATTCCAAATGATGATGATACGTCATGGATGAAAGCAGATCTAATGGCTGCATATGAAGGTCTTCCTGATTTTGACCCTAGTAATATAGATAAGCTTGGTCTTGTTGTTGATCCGCGTGCTGATTTAAAAACAAAAGCACCTGAATATCTTATTACAATAAAGGATGGTAATGCCGATCGTTTTGATAGTATTGGCCATGTTTGGAAGCCAGACGTAGAGGCACGTACAAATTTTATAAGACTGCGCAATATGGGGAGGCTAGATAATGATAGATATTATAAAAAGGCTAGTGGTATTAATGTTGGATATGACTATGGTGCATTTCTGCGCGATTGGAAAAATGGCCTTTTTAAAGGTAGCATATCTGAAATTCCTGTTGAAGGGATCTTTGAAAAAGGTATTATCCAGCAAGAAAGTGGCGGTCGTCAATTTACACCTATCGGACGTCCATTAACAAGCCAAAAGGGGGCTATTGGTATAGCACAACTTATGCCAGATACAGCGACAGAGGCGGCAAAACTAGCAGGCCTTGAATATGACGAGAAGAGATTAAAAACAGATCCAGAGTACAATAAGGCACTTGGGCTCGCATATTTCAAAAAGCAGGTTGATGACTTTAAAGATAATCGTTTGGCAATCATGGCTTATAATGCTGGCCCTGGCCGCGTTAATGAATGGATTGCTGAATACGGCGACCCTAGAAACGGCGATATTACGATTGATGAATTTATAGATAAAGTGCCGTATAAAGAAACAAGAAATTATATAAAATCAATATCGAAAAGGCTTGTTGCAGATGCCAATTAGAACTTTAGATGAATATGAAGCTGAAATTCTGAATGATCGTAGTTTTGGTGTCGAAGCTAAACCTATAGAGAAAAAAGATTCGGATATTGGGTTATCTACTGCCGCATTTGGAGAGAGCTTCCTTGGAAAAATGACAATTTCCACATATGATCGTTTTTTTGGACCAGACTTCGGCGCTGATCCAGATTATGATGTTTATGACGATATTATACGAGATGGTCTTATTGGATGGTCATCTACTCTTGACGATGCAAAATCAAGAGATGAATACAATCATAAAAAGATACTTGTTGAACAATCTATAGAAAACGAAAGAATATTAGCAGAAGGTGGAACACAAGGCGCCGCATATCAATTAATGTGGGGCTTATCTGATCCTATTAATTTTATACCTATTGTTGGCGCATCATCAAAGATTTTAGGCGCAGGCGCAAGCCTTACGAAAAAGGCAGTAACAGCTGGTGCAATCGGTGGTACTGGGCAGGCCGCGCAAGAACTTGTTTTATCAAAGGTGGATCCGACTTTTAAACAGTCGGACGCTTTGTTTTCTATTGGCGCCGCTACTGTTCTTTCTGGTGTTCTTGGCCCTATGGCCATGTCATCGCTCGAGCCAAAAGTAAAAGACGAATTCTCAAAAGGATTTGAAAGTTTAGGGAAACAAAACGCAATAGATATTGAGTCGTCTATTTATGGAGCTGGTACTGCTGGCGCTGCAAGAAAGCCAGATATTATAACAAAAGAAACTCTTGAGCCCATATCTAGCTTTGGTATTGGAAGAGCAACATCATTTATTGGGCCATCAACGCGTCTACAAAATAGTCCGTCTGAAGTTGTTAGAAAATTAAATGCACAAATAAATGAAACCGCTTTAATCACAAAAGGAAACGTTGCTGGTATTGAAAGTATTATACCAGTTGAGGCAGAAAAACGTCTTTATACGGCAATGGAAAGCCAGGCACGTGTTTTAACAAAGGACGCATATTTAGAATACAGAAAATCATTAACTGGTAAAACTGGTAACTGGGCAACAAACGACATAAAAGATATAACAGGTATATCAAACAAGTCTGGTATTTTGACGCGCCAACAGTTTTATGACCGCGTAGGTATGGCCATGAGACGTGGAGATAAAGCAGAATTCATAGATTTTGTAGACGCTAATTCTTTTATAGAAAAAGCTGCAAGCGGTAACCGTCAATTCTCTGACCATATCTTAAAAGAGATGATTGATGTCGGTTTGTTTAATGATGTACCAAATCTAAAAGGCACGGCTGAAAGCTGGTTTAAACGCGTATATGATAAAGGACGTGTTATTAGCGACCCAGACGCTCTACATGCTGGATTGCGGAAATTTTATATCCAGGAACGAGACGCTGATAAAATAAAATTAACAGCTGTTGAATCAGAATTAAATTCACTTAAAAATGAATTAAAGACAGTTTCGCGCCGGAAAAATAAAGATGCTGTATCAGCAATACAGACACAAATAAAAGAAAAAACAGATGAATTAGAAACTCTAAAATATAGAGCAGCCGCTATTGATGAGGAGCTTGACACTGTAGCACGACAAACAATTGAACGCATAAAAGGAAGTCCTTTAGGCGTTATAGAGTATGATACAATTTCAGAAAGCAAAAGAAGCGGATTTAAACAAGCTCCTGGCGTTAGGGGAACGAAAGAGAGAAAATTAACAATACAAGATACATATGAATGGGAATATAACGGCAAGTCTTTTAAGTTTGAAGATTTCCTTGTTAGCGACCCAACAGTTATTACTTCAGCTGTAACACGATCTGTTGTTCCAGATATTTTGCTTTATAAAAGATTTGGAACTCTAGATATGCAAAATATATTAAACAGCGTATCTGAAGAGTATAGTAGACTTTCTGCAAAGGCAAAGACTGCTAAAGAGCGCGTTAATTTAGAAAAAAGAAAGAATGCTGATCTAGAGGATTTGAGAGACAGTATATCTATCTTGCGCGGTACGTACCAAAACAGAGATGACTACTACAAAGCTGCTCCAACAGCTTTACGTATGGCAAAGCAAGCAAATTATCTATCATTGATGGGTGAGCAGACAATATCGTCAACTGCTGATATTGGATCCATTGTAATGGAATATGGATTTGGGAAAGTATTTGGGAACCTTCCTAGATCTTTTATTCCGCAAATGCGTAACGCTATTTTTTCCATGGCAAAAGAAGAGCAGGAAAAATTTGTTGTTGGCCTTGAAAGCGTTATGAATGATAGATTTGCTTCGCTTTATGATGCTGATATTTTTGCCCCAGTAGCAAATAAGCTTGAGGGTGGTCTTAACTATGCGTCAGCGGCAATGCAAAAGATATCTCTTATGAACACATGGCTTGATGCATTAAGGCCGTTAACTGGTATGCTTGAAAATGACCGCATAATAACTTTGGCAAAGAAGGTTAAATCTGGTAAAGGCCTAACAAAGCTTGAGCGCGGTGAGACATCGGCAAGTTTTTTAAACGAAGAAGATCTTATTGTTATTCTTGATCAGTTTGAAAAGCACGGTCAGATGGATAAAAGCCTACATATTCCAAATATAAGACTATGGGATATTGATGACCCTATTGTTGCGGATGTACAGAGACGATTAAGGACGGCAGTCGCAAAGAAGGTTGACACGATTATCATTAAGCCTGGATCAGAAATACCAAAAGCAATTAAAAAGGGCGGTTTCGTATCTGCTATTTTGCAGTTTAAATCATTTATGTTTTCTGCAACAAACAGACTTTTAACGCGTACAGCGCAAAGAGCCACATTAGGAGATAAGCGACTTATACTTGGAATGTCAACGATGGTGGCACTTGGCGGTATGTCATACGCAGTTAAGGCAAATATTGCTGGCAGGGAAGTTTCAAACGACCCAAAAGACTGGATAGCAGAAGGAATAGACAGATCTGGATTGCTTGGTATACTAGGTGAAGTTAATAATATTACGGAAAAACTTACTGGGGGAAAGGTCGGTATCCGTCCAATTATCGGAGCAAAGCCAGCAACGCGGTATATAAACAGAAACCATCTTGAAACATTATTAGGGCCTACTGCTGGTATCGTGCAGGATGCAGGTGAACTTATACAATCTGTTTCGTCACACGGAAATATGACACAAGGAGATTTAAACAAAATACGTAGACATATACCGTTTCAGAACGCATTAGGATTTAGATACTTGTTTGATGCTATTCAGGAAGGTACTGGGGATGTTTTAGGTCTTCCAGAAAAAAGATAATCTTTGTTTTTTTGTTTTAATTTGGTACAATATTTAATCATAAGAGGTCAATATGAGTGTTTCCATAAACGATGGTTTTAAACAGACGCTTGCTACTGGAGGCGAAACAACGATTGACTTCGATTTTCGCATTGAAGAATCAACAGATATACGTGTATTAAAGACTGCTGTTGATGATACTTTGACAGAGCTTGTAAACCCAACACACTACACAGTTCCAGGAGGATCTATTGGTGTTGATGGTGGCGGGGTTATTAACCTTGTAACACCAGCTGTTGCAGGAGAAAAATACACATGTATTTCAAATTTTATAGAAACTAGGTCTACAAACTTTTCACTTCTTGGTGGATTTCAATCTGAAGAGCTTAATAAGCAATTAGATAGATTAACGCGTATTGATCAACAGTTGCGGCGCGATATCAATAAAACAGTTAACCTGCGGGAAGATAGCATAGTAACAGGCATTACAATCCCAAATCCTGTTGCAAGCAATTTACTAGGATGGGACGCGTCGGCAACAGAGATGGTAAACTACGCTGTAGGCGATGTATCAGGAACATTAGATGCAACATTTACAGGACTTACAACAAATGACCTTATTAAATGGGATGGGTCAAAATGGGTAAATACTCCTAATATACAATTCAGTCAAATGGACGCAAATTTTATTGCTGATGCGACAACTACTACTCCAGTTACTACTGACTTTATCCCATTCGCAGATGTATCTAATAGCAATAATACAAAGAAAACAACTATCCAGGGTATATTGGATTTGGTTTCAACTGTCGCGCTCGGTAACAATGGGTACGCAACGAATAGATATTACTTTGGCGGTGTAGGGTATCCGACCGGAACCGTTGCTGTTTCTGCTAACCGCCTTTATAGCAATGTGTTTATCGTTGGCGCGGCTAAAACATTCACAAAGATAGGTCTGGAGGTTACAACATTATCGGCTGGTAACGCTAGGCTTGGCGTGTATAACTTCGCGAATGGTGTACCCACCACACTTGTTGCTGATTTAGGGACAGTCAGTACCGGAACAACCGGATTAAAAGAAGTATCTATAACCCAAGCTTTATCCGCTGGTATTTATGTTGTGGCGGCTGTGTTTGACGCGACTCCGACATTACGCGGGATTTCCCTGACATCTTCTATTTCACTTCATATGTACGGCACCGATTCGCCTGGGACAAACGACCCCGCGCAATGCTATACCGCGCATACGTATGGTGCTTTACCAGCATCATTCGGCGCGTTGACGTATACGAATAACCAATCATTTGCAATTTGGATGAGGGCTTAATTATGAATTACGAGCTTTACGATAGAGACGGTAATATTTTAGATCAGGCCGAATTAGTTATATCGCCGAGAAACGAGGCCCTGCAACAAATCGCCGCCCTAGAAGGCCAAGTCACACAACGACGTATGCGAGAAGCTGCGTTAACGGATGAAGGTAAAGTGTGGCTAGCTGCTATTGAAGATCAAATTAAAGGATTAAGGTCTAAACTATGATTAGAGCGCGTACACGTACAAGATTTGGTGGGTTGAAATGGTTTAATAGTTCATCTGTTAAAGCTGACGGCATATCACCGACGCTTGCGCTTGACTTTAAAAACAACCGTTATGCGAGTAATGGGTCTTCGCGTGCTCTTGAAAATATTATACCATACAGCCGCTCATCAACAGCGACATATGTCGGATCTGACGGCCTTATTAAGACAGCGGCAACGAATGAATTGCGATATGCGTATGACCCAGAAACATTAGAATTTAAAGGTGCAATGTTTGAGCCATCTACAACAAACATAATAAGATACAGTCAAGATATGACTAATGCTTTGTGGCTCACTGCCTCTGACATTGTTTCAGTGACTGGAAATTATGATGAAGCACCTGATGGGACAACGACATCTAATCTGATCACGGAGGGGTCTGCTGGTACTGCAAATTTCCGTCAGCTTGGGACAATCGTGGCTGGATCGACAAACACATGGTCAATATGGTTAAAATATGAAAACCAACAATGGATTAGGTTTTTTATATATGATAATGGGTCAACTGGAGATCAAATTCGCGTTTGGGTTGACCTTATTAATAAAACGACCGGATTGACTGATTACGGCGGGGCTGCTTCAGGTGCTGCATCTAGAATAAAAATATATCCAAACGGTTGGGTTCGTGTTTCTGTAACTGGAATTCTGAACGGTACTGGAGTCACAGCGTCTTGCTCAATAGCATCAGCAGCAGCAAATACAAGTTATACACGTGTTTCTGGAGCGCAATATCAGGCATGGGGTGCGCAGCTTGAATCAAACCCATTTATGTCATCTTATATACCAACAACAAGCGCATCAGTCACAAGATCAAGTGATATTAGCAATGCTGGTATGACATTCTTCCAGACGAGAACAACAACAGGCTCGTATAAAAGTTATGATGGAACGCTAACAACGGCGTTAATTGATGAGGTTCGGTATAATTATTCTGCTCCTTTTCCATCTATATCTGCTTCAAAATTAACAGAGCCTGAAGCTACTAATTCCGTATGGGCAAATACATACACAGCTGTCAATACAACAGTTGTTAAAAACAATGCTACTGGTCCTGATAACGTTGCAAATTCAGCAGATACGTTTACTGCAACAGCGGCGACATTACCACATTACGCATATGGGTCATCAACAGCTTGTATATTAAACGAATTATATACTGTTAGTGAATTTGTTAAATATGTATCTGGCCCTGTTTATTGTCAGATTGCAACTTCAGCGAGTATGTCAAGTGCAAACACATATTCAAATTTTGATTTATCAAATGGCACAGTTGTTGGCAATGGATCTGATGTTGTTTCGTCAGGAATTGAACCATACCGTGATGGGTGGTATCGTATATGGATGACATGGCGCACGACTGGTGTTGGAATAGGCGCTGGTGTTATTATCGGAAGCGTGGATAGCCCATCAACTGCACGTCTTGCTGCAAGCGCAGGAAATGGCGTTTTACTTTTGTATGGCATGCAATATGAGCAAGGAACTGCCCCATCTTCGTACATACCAACAACGACATCGGCTGCAACAAGAACAGCAGATATCGTTGAGCCGCAGTCATCTAACCTTCTTAAGGTGACACATCAATTAACAAATTCGGCTTGGTTTAAAAATGGATGTAGCGTAACAGATGGGCAGACGGACCCATACGGTACAACTTTAGCCTGTTTAGTCACGGATAGCGCAGCCGTTGATTCATATGTGTTACAAACATATACAACAACATCACACGCCAATAAGACATTTACATTTTCCGTCTGGCTGAAAACCGGAACGAAAACGGGGAATATAAATCTTCAAATTAAAGATAGTGTATCTACATTGGTAACACAAGCAGTAACCCCGACAGCAACATGGACAAAATACAGTGTGACAGGCACATTTGGAGCAAGCCCGGCAGCAAACGTTGTTGTTGTAATAAATCCAATCGATACAACTGCTGGAGATTATTACGTTTTTGGTCCACAGCTAGAAGAAGGATCTGTTGCATCACCTGTTATGATTGTATCGGATTCAGGAAACCATAATACAGCTGGCGGCTATAACTGGATAAATCCGTGGGCTGGAACAATGATGATTGAGGCAGATTATGAGACTGGTGCAGGGACATCTTATCCAATGTTCCTTCGGTTTGACGATACAACTTCAAACAATAGAATAAATATTTATTATAATACCGGATCGAACCTTATAGGTGGTGATGCACAATTAAGTGGGTCTCAATTCATATTCAGCTCGCCTAAAAATACTGAACGTGACGATATTTTGAAATTTGGAATTAGTTATAGAACAAATAATGCGAGAGGCGCAGATGAGGGAACTTTATTAGGTGTTGAAGATCCTGTGTGCTCCATACCTAAAGTATGGGTCACAAAAACAGGTAGCGCCCCTTTTTATATAACAATGTTTATAAAACAAATTCGCTATTACCCTCTACGTGTATCAGACCCAGAATTACAAAGGATAACAACATTATGATGAAAACAGATCTATTTCTAAAATTCACAAATAAGGCCGAAGCTGAAGGCGTTCTGACAAGCATCGGCGCAAAGATTGAGAATGGCAAGATCGCGCCAAATGCATCTATCTATGGGTTTCAGGCGTCTATTGATGTTTTGTTTGGGACAGGTACGATCCATTCTCCAACTGGACAAATGCAAGAAGTGGATGGAATGTCCGTTCCCGTAATGGCGGCTGTCCCTGGATATCATGTGAACGTCCGCATTATGGGTGATTATACGCCTCCTGAATTGGAACCATATATGATGGACCCAGAACCGAGCAATCCAAAATGTGTTTTTGCAGGGTGATAAATGATAGATATGCAACATATTTTCGATATTCTAATCGCGGTTATAATTGCAACTTTTGGTTGGTTGGGTAAAGCTATGCACGCTGATATTAAACAGAATACAAAAGATTTGTCTGAACACAAGACACACGTTGCAGAGAATTATCTTAAAAAAGACTCTATTGACGAAATTCGCGATCTTATGCAGCAAACAAATAAGCGCGTGGATGATATTTACTTATTATTGACGAAGAAAAAATGACATATAAATTATCTCAAAAATCATTGGAACGTTTAAACGGAGTACACCCAGCACTTGTGTTTCTTGTTAAATCCGCTATGGAAACACAGATCATGGACTTTTCTGTAAATGAAGGGGTGAGAACTCTTGATAGACAAAAAGAACTTGTATCAAAAGGCGTTTCAAAGACAATGAAATCAAAGCATCTCATTCAATCCGATGGGTATGGACACGCTGTTGACTTGTATCCTTATCCGATTGATATGGAAGCTGTACGTAAAGGAAGCGCAGTTGAAATATCTCGCTTTGGTGTTCTTGCCGGGATCATGAAATCTCTTGCATGGACACACGGAATTGAAATAGAATGGGGTGGGGACTGGGATTCTGACGGTCAAACACTAGACCATACGCTTTTCGATGCCCCACATTTCCAATTGAAAGGAAAATAAAATGGAAGAAACAAAAAATATCCTACTATCTAAAACAATTTGGGGAGCGGCGATTGCTGTTATTGGCGCTGTCATGAATGCAATGGGGTTCGAGACATCCGCACTCAATGGCATAGATGGTGAAATTGTAACGCTTGTTGGTGGCGTTATTGCTGCATATGGACGCGTAAAAGCTGTAAAGAAGATTAAATGATGACAGAATTTGTTATTTTTTCTGGAGTTCTCGCTGTTTTGATTGTTGGTCTTTATGTTCTATTGTCTTCTATTGCTGAAGATAAAGCAGAAGTAAAACAAGAAAAGGCTGTAAATGCGACTATTAAAAAAGCCAATGCTGCTAAGTCTAGCCCTGCTAAGCGTGACAGCGTGCGCAAAAAATATACCCGTAAATAGTTTCTGCGCTATATACGAGCCAGTGTTTTCCTCTGTATTTGATACGGAGGAGACACTTGAGCAGATAGATAAAAACAATGCTGCCTATGATGAGGTTTGCTTGGAATGAGCATTGATTTGACTCGATCTTTTTATAAAGCCGTAAAAGATCAGTCAACTTGCCTCATATGCGATACAAACAAATCAGTCCAATTCCACCACGTCGATCCATCAAATAAAACGTCAGAAGTCGGTAAGATTGCTATGCTTGGCGATATGAAGCTGCTTGTTGTTGAATTCAACAAGTGTGTTTCTCTATGCGAAAAGCATCATCAATACGTCCATGTGGGCCTTATATCAGGGTGGCTTGATGGTAAATTTAATAATGGCCGCTGTTCTAGCGGCCATATTGCTAAGCAGTTTATGCCATATCTTGAATATAGGGGGATTGAATATGGAAGTGGTGGTTGCGTACGAAGTACGGTTCCAGAACGGGAACTTAGATGTATTTGAATTTATTGCTATGGATGCTGGCAATATGGTTGTTGCTTGGCCTACTGACGATAGTTCTTTTTATATACTTGTTCCGAATACTGGAACGTTAGACTTTGATTTTAGCGCAACAAAATATATAAAGGCACGGGTTCAAGATCCTCGTGCTCGCGTGCGATTTCTTGGTATATTTCAGGACCAATTTTTGGTAAACCCTTTGGTTTAGGGTGTAAACAAATTTTATGGTGGTCTGGGCAGTACGGGGATTTTTTCTTCACGGCGCATCCACAATACGTGCCGTTTTCTAGTGGATATCTACACTGATCATTTTTCAGATCGAATAATTTTATCAAGCATTCCCCCGAATTGCTCTAAAGTTAGCGCCTTATATAAACAAATCTTTTTTATTACCCGTAGTGTTGGAGAGCTTTCATTCTTGATCATATTCCTAAAATAGGATTGATTTAATCCGCATTTCATAGCAAATGTAGACATCGCTATTTTTTCTTCTTCAGAAAATTTTTTGATAAGAATAAAGAATTCGTTCATGCGAATATAGTGCCATAAAATATAAAGATGTCAAATAGAAATTGGCGTTATGGCACGTACCCGCCTGCTTTTATAAACCTTACTGCGTTATGCTTTAAACGCCTGGCAGTATCTATTTATATTCCATCAAATACTTACGGTATAGAATATAAAACAAGGATTATCTATTGTACGTGCAGCTTTCACACGATGCCACTAGGAATGGCTGGGAGAAATAGGCGTACCGTTATTCCGTAAACTCTAGAGTAATATATGTATTATTTTTTTCTGATGGTAACATTTCATTCATCCCCCAAAACGTATTAAGATGAGCAATAGCAAATATTTTGCCCATTGATGATTGTGGGTTTCTAGTCCTAATCGCCTCGTGATGAATATCACGTAAAGCGTCTTCATTAAAATCAACTTGTTTTAAAAGCTCGCGTTTAAAACGCGCTTCTACATACTCTCTTTGTGGATGATTTTCTGCATTCCGCCAATGTATTTTTAGCATATCACACCTTTTTAAAATGACATTTATGTACATGCATTCCAGGTTTATATTCCCTGTCCATTATAACACGATTCTGGCGTAGTAATGCAACCATAGTTTTCGTATTCGCATACAAATCATATGATGTATACCATATACAAGGCTCCATCTTATTTAAGATCTCTTTTTGGAAAAGTGTCATTTCTTTTCTCCTTTCTGCGGTGGGGGAGGAAGTGGCATCCAGTGGGTAGGGTATACTTCTTCTGATCCATATTCATTAGACTGGACAGTTTCAAAAGCGTTCGGGTTTGAGAAACACCGATCTGCAAAACATATACATGGATACTGCGTGATTGGCATTGTCTTCCAATACCCCATTACCCAAGTCCCATCTTTCGGGGCGCTCTCAATAGGTCGCCACACCCCACCCAAGTACCCGCGATCGGCGAGGTAGTCGATGACAAGCTCTACAAACACACGCTCTATGGTGTTCATCGCAGGGAAAAAATCACGCACTTCCTGTTTAATTCGCTCGATGTCTATGGTCATTTGAAAATCTCCATTTCGTATTCGTAAGCATCTTTAAGTGGAACAGGCTTAACACTATCTTTGCACGCCCAAAGACCGTCTGATACTTCTCTGTAGCCAATAGACAATAAAAACCATTCCATTTTACTTCTCCTCCGCGTAAAGATCGCCGTTTTATAAATAAGTTTCATGTTTTAGTTGTTCAGATATAACAACAGCATCATGCCCATAATAACCATTGTGTTCGTTATATGCAGTGAATTGGATTGTACCTTTATCTGTCTCTATGTTCACGAACATTAAATAAGGTTGATAAAAATCCATGTCTTCAAGTTTTTTGACATTCAGACACTCATCAACAATCTTTATATCTATTATATTAGCATCTTCAAAATCGTCCAGATCATCGTTCGTCATAAAATAACCATATTGTTCACAACATGATTGGTGATGAGATATCCCAAGTTTTATAGTCTGTTTATCTGTGAGGATTTGAAAACCTTCATAAGAATGACAATCGTCTTCATTTAATTTAAAACCGCATTCTTCAATTTTTAATATCTTTTCCATTTTATTCTCCTTCTTTTGTTAAAGTGTAAAGATCGCCGTATTTGGCTTTGATGTCGTCGATGGCTCGGTTGTAACCGTCACCATACCCTTGTGTATATTCAGCTATCCTAACGGCTGTTGCGGGTTCCTTCATTATCGCCAAATCCACCCGTTTATATTTTGGCTGGGCGCGGGTGTTCCAAAACTTTACAATTGGATTTGATGTCCCGCACTTAAAACAACGGACTTCCTCATGTACTCCAATCGGGCTTTCCCATTTAGATAATGTTGCTTTTCCTGCGCACATTGGGCATTGTAATAATTCTTCCGTCATCTCAAACCCCCTTCTGTAATTCGGCGTATGCGCGGGCGGCATCTGCGACCATGTGGCACCTATCTTCGTATCTCTCGCAATCAGCCAAATAAACACCAACTATTTCGTAGTCTGAAAGATCGGGCACGCCTTTCTCGAAGACGGCAATCGCCTCATCCAGCCCAGGGGTCACCGGAACCCGTGGCGCAAACAAATCCTGTGTTTTCTTGCATCTATATGGCGCGTTTTGCAGGGCATCTAATTCAAGGTCTTCTGCTTTTTCGATCATCGCATTAAGATAATCTTTTGAGATCTCGTAATGTGTGGCTATACCCATGTGATTTGCCAATTGTTCGGCGATATACGCAATTTCATCAAACGCGGCGATATAGCGTTGTACGCATTCATCAATATCAATATGTGGTGTAGTCATCTCAATCCTTCCTTTCTTGTGGTGGTTGTGGCAATGGCATCCAGTGGGTTGGGTTTATTAAGCTGATAACATTTGAATATCGCTGGTGCATAATCCACCATTTTAATGAGTAATCCCAACGCGCGGTACACACACCATACCCATCAATACTCTTATCATCGCTATAACTATCAAAAATAATTATAGTGGTACCATCTTTCGGCGCAGTCTCAATCGGTTGCCACTGCCCCCGCTTCATGTGTTCGATGGCGAGTTGCAGGGCGAAACGGATAACACGCTCATCGTATGGCCCATGTGCGCTGTCGTCTCGCATGGCACTGGGCGTGTTAAAATAATCTAACTGTGCCTGATAATCTTCTTTTGTGAATTGCTGGGTCATTTTATTAACCTATACTTTAATTAAAACGTCATTTTAGTGTATCTAGCATTAAAAAGGTGGGGGACAATTTGTCCCTACCTTTCCGAGTGTTTAGGTGGTTCAGGTAATTTATAACCTAAGTCGTGTATCTTTTTATCGCTCGCCCAAGCAATCAAAAGCCCAGCTAGGCGAAACGCATCTGTGCGATCTATATAAGACTGAAAATCAATCTCATCAACTTTTTCAAAATTGCCAAAAATTTGCGCGATAACAAGTTTCCCATCATCACCAAGCTTTACCGTTGTCGGGCAAGCCTCGGTTGGTATTATTATCTCGGCAATTTCCTCTTGTTTGAAAAATTCACCATCACGAAAGAAATGATGTCCAATCATAACCCATTTTTTGAGCAGGTCATCATCTTCTTTTGAAACAATGTATTCATCCGTCTGATTGCAATCATGTGGGACTGGTAGCTCAATTATATTATCCATTTTTAATTTCCCTTCTGTAATTCGGCGTATGCACGTGCGGCTTTTTCAATCGCAATATGTGGGTAAAAACCGTATTTACTCTTATAGATTAATAATCCGCTTATATCTTCACAATTGCTTTCCCGATATTTTTCTGCCACTTTTATAGCCTCATCCAGCCATTTTATCACCGGAACCCGTGGCGATTGAAGGGCGGCCTGTTCTTTAATATGTTTTTCAATTACCCATATTAGATCATTTATATCACTATCAAGTGGTATACCTTTCACATCTGCCGCCCAAGCAAATACCCAATTTTTTAAAGATATTTCATCCGCGTTACTTAAATTTTCACAAGTAACGTTTTCGGGGCGTTTCGTTAGTTGCGCGTCAAACTCCAAGCCTTGCTCCATGTGTTTTGGTTCATTCGTCATTTCACTTTCTCCTGTCCTCGTGTGTTTATATTACCACTTTTCCACAATCTATATGTCCTCAAAAAAGCCACATCGATTAACAGCTCTTTAACGATAGAGAACGCATCACCAGACTCTTTCTCATAACAAATATTGTATTCTTGATTAAAAATGGTAATCCCGTTCACATTCACATAGGTACTGTTTTCATTTTTAATTGTGTATCTTGCCTCGAGATTATCAAAGTTAAGTATGCAAGGGTTATGTTTTACACCATCTTTGAAATAATCATCTAGATTTGTGCGTAAATAAAAAGTTAATATACGTTCATCTTCAGTCATTGCACTTTCTCCTCAACAAACGCGCCCAACGGCTCCATAACAGGCGCGTAGGATACTTGGATGATGTGGTTGTACGAATTAAGCCCGATGATAACCAAAGCACCAAGCACGAAGCCCTTGGCGTATTTAGGCATGTCGCTCATAAATTCACGTGTTTTCATTTTGTTTCTCCTATATAAATTGCAAAATTTAATCATTTTTACTCTAATTCCAATTTAGATATGATATGCACTTTTTTGTTGCATATCAATATAAATATATATTATTTTATTTCTTTCTATTTTCTATATTTTTAACCTTATTTCTAAACTCTTTATCTTTAGAATAAAGCTTACAAAATGATTCTATAAAAATTTTGTTTTTTACAGACTTACCGTCACGGATAAGCCTAACTGTATTACGATGAATTAGTGTCAAATCTGAAAACTCGTTAATACTGATTTTGTTTTCTTCTAGCCATTCTGCCAATGAAAATTCTTTATTATCTTTCATTTTTAATCCTTTACAAAAACACCATCCACGAGTTTACCTGTTCTCTTTGCGATAATATTGTAAGCGTCTTCAAGGCAATCTTCAGCATTAAGGCCCATGCAAGCTGCACCAACGATAATAGTTACAATGATGTCACCATATGCGTCTGCTATTTCTTGCTTTTTATCTTTTGAAAGCGCACCTGCAAGCTCTCCTACTTCTTCCATTGTTTTTAGTGCCTGTTTAAATTCATTACCATTAAAGATAATTCCTTTGTTTAAACCCCATTGGCGTACATTTTCAAAAAGTTCATTTTTCATTTTATTTTCCTTTCTATACAAATTTACTTAAAACGTGTTCTTCTACAATTCCGCGATCAATTAATTTCCTAATAGCGTTTAAATACTCAAGGCAAAATTCGTCTATGGCGTCTTGTAGCTTTTGTATATATTCATCATCTCTATATGTTCTAATAATAATTGGCCTAATAAAATCATGATAAGATACCCAGTCACACCATTGTCTCCCTGAAAGTAAAAGTTGTCCCTGTACCTGCGGTTTATAAATAGGGTCTATAGAATCGTTTATAAGATAACCTATATGTGTTCCAGCATTAGGCACTTTTATTTCGACAAGACCATCATCATCAACAAGTCTATCAGGGCTTGCCCCGTACATTTTGTTGTCTGATAAAATAAATCCGACTTCTTTTGTACTATTTCCTGTAACCAGGTGATAATAGTCTGCTGCGTCGTTTTCCATTATCTTGCCGCGCATCATTGGTCCAGTCGGTACAACCATAGCCTCATCATCGCTTCCAAGTATAAGCTGCGATATGAGCTTATACATATAATCCTTTGATCGTTCTGATTTTGTTGGCTGCCCTGTCGGAGTAATTATTTTCCCAAAATCTGAAGCTGTTGCAACTCCAAGCCGCAATGCGTACCACTCATCAGATCTTTGCGCACAGAAAAAATATTTGCTCATTTTACACCCATCCTTGAACGTTTCTCATCAAGCATAATTCTGGCTTTCTCAAAATGAGAGGCCGGTATGTCTGATATTTTAGATACACCCATATAAGAAAGGAATTTATTCTTATCTGATCCGGTCTCTTGCAATACTTCAACAATCCAGATTTCTTGCTCTTGAGTGATTGTCTGTGCACCAGCAAGATTCCCATCGTCATCATCGCTAATACGAACGCCTAAAGCTCTGCAAAGGCTTATACGCTGTCCGTATGTCATACTGGATGCCGTTGCATGAACGTTTGTTTTATTAACGGACCCGGCTATACCTTTATCATCAAGGCGGAATTGAACACGGTTACGCTCTTTGTGACCGTTTCTGTGGGTTATAACACATGTCGTACCGACAATACCATCATCCGGATAATCGTCCTCGTATTTATCATAGAACCCATATTTAACAAGCAGAGGGTCAACAACCATTTTTACATCCTCTAAATCAGCATATGTTGATTTAGTTTGATTGTTTTTGCGCGATTTTATAACAGGATTGTTATTAAGCTCTGTCCGCAAGTCAGACATTGCGTTATGATAATCAATCTCTGCCTGCCGATCCATAATCCGCTCTTGTAGTTTTAATAGAGCCTCCATCTTTTGGACGTCAACATCAGGGTTCATCACCACTTTTTCTATAACAGCTAAAACATCGTTTGACGTGCTTTTATGTGCAACAACTTCATTCATTTTTTCTCTCCTTTATGCATTTATTTATTGCATGAATGTATAAACATGTCAACACTGAAATAGTGCATACTAGCAAAAAAAAGATGAAAAATTTTATTTGCTTTTTGTCCGTCTTTTTACTTGACGCTGTGAAAGAAAAGCGTATTATTTTTATCGGGGGCTAGGCTGGCCGGCTGAAACCCTGACCCCTTGACAGGTCGCCCCCCAACTTCTTTTCCAAGGGATACCTCATAGGGGGAGGTAAATCATGTCAAATCAATCTTGGGTTAAACTCTACAGAAAAATAACAGAATGGGAATGGTATAGCCATCCTCCAACTAGGGATTTATTCATACATCTTCTTTTAACAGTTAACCATAAACCAACAAAATACAGGGGGTATGATATACCATCTGGTGCAGCTATTTATGGCAGAAAAGAAATAGCTGTTTTATTGGGGTTTTCAGAGCAAAACATAAGAACTGCTCTCGTTAACCTAAAATCAACCAACGAAATAACCATCAAAACAACGAATAAATTCTCTATAATTCAAATAGTTAGATGGGATGAGTATCAATCATCAACCAGCAATCTAACCAACAACCAACCAACAACTAACCAACAACTAACCACAGATAAAGAATATAAGAATATAATAAATAAAAAAGATAATACTTACGTATTATCCAAAAAAAATACGAATGGTTGTCGTATTGATTATTTTTTTAGCAATCATCCGGATGGTGGGATTGATTCAAAAAACTGTCCTGATGAACTTGGAAATTGGGCGATTGAAGAGTTTAGATGGGATATCCCAAAGACGATGGGTGTTTGGGGGAGCTTTTGCGATTATTGGCTTTCAAAGACTGGAGCTGGTGCAACAAAGAGGGATTGGCCTGCAACCTGGAGGAACTGGTGCAGAAAAGCTGCGGAGCAAGACGCTAGATCAGATTATATTTTAACACAACAAACGAAAAGGAGTTACCAAAAATGAGAATGGATATTGAACAGAAAAAAAATACTGGCCAAAGCCTTTTCGAAAAAATTAGAAACATCGAAACGTTTGATACACGCGATCGAAAAATGGACCATACAACGACAAAATGGGTTCTTAAGCTGGAAGAGAACAAAACAGATTTTAGCCCAGTGCAAATTTTTAACTGGCTTGCAGGTGTTAAGGTCTATTCTGGTAATGACCAACATTCTGTTGTTTTGGTAACTCCGCCTATAGGAACTGGTTATAAATACGATAGTCATGTTTATTCAACGTGGCTTCCTAGGATTTTTCCAGATTTGATGCAGGCTGAACGGGCAACAAAAATTACAATCAACGGACTTGAAGGCTGGCAATACCCTAAGGGAGGAAAAAATGATTAGAGTTTGGGCAGTTACAAACCAGAACAGAAAAAACGCGCAGGCAGATTTTGAGTTTGTCATGGACGAGCTTGGTATCCTGTCATGGGATAGACTCGCCGTTACAAGTCGTAGACGTGATGATAATATTGTTTACATAAGATATTTAATCATTAAGGAGATGCGAAAACTTGGGTACTCTTACCCTGTTATTGGCCATGTTATGAAAAGACACCACTCAAGCGTGATACATTTGGACAAACATAAGGGGTTTAGAATGCCAACAGTTAGGCAGAAACGGCCCGCTGATTGATTTTTATACCACATCCTATACGGAGTATAGGTGTTTCACCAAAACGCATCTAAAGCCAAAATAGAGGGTATGTAATATGTTAAAGAATAAATACAGGAACAAAAAATCAGAGTACGAAGGAATTATTTTTGATAGTAAGGGGGAGCGTGATAGATATATATTCCTAAAGCGTATGGAGTCCTTGGGTCTGATACAGGACCTAAAACGTCAGGTGACTTTTAAGCTTTTTGCAAATGAAAAACTTATCTGTAAATTGATTGCAGATTTTAAATATACTAAAGATGGTGTGGATGTTGTAGAGGACTACAAAGGTTTACTTACACCAGTTTTTAGGTTAAAACAAAAGCTATTCAAAGCTAATTATGGCTTTGATATTAAAATAGTTAAAAATGCTACAGAAGGATTTTGAAAATGGCATATGAAAAACGTGATAATAGCGCTATTCTTTTTTTTAATGATAAAAAACTACAAGACAACCACCCAGACTATAAAGGAGATGCTCTTATTGGAAACGTGCAATATTGGGTTTCTATGTGGCGCAAGACAGGTAAAAATGGGAATGAATTCTTTTCAATCTCACTTAAGCCAAAGGACGCTCCGATTTCAGAACCACAGCAAGAGCCACAAAAGCCAAATTCGTTTAAATACCAAGATGACGACGCTGTCCCGTTTTAATTTTTAATGTATAAAAAAAAGCGGGGTATTTTATACGCCCCGCTTTCTGCTTCACCGTTCCATGGAGAATTTTTATTGTATGGATGTTAAAATTAAATAAAATCCATGAAGTATTCCGATTGGAAAAAACATAGCTCCAGCTATTAAAAAGCCCCAAAGCCCGCTTTCAAAACATTCAAATATATGCCAAAACCATGCAATAATGCATGAGAATAAAGCAAAATAAATCAAGTATTCTGAAATTTTTTCATTATTAATCATAGTATTATATCTCCTTATTAAATAATTTCGTGAACAAAAATCTCTTCTTCAGAATATCCCTCTGGGACATTGTTGCGTAAGAAAACATATTTTGGAACAGGTACTGATCCTTTAATGAACTTCTCGCCGTATGGCGTAACAAAACAATATCCGTCATCTGTCCTTGTAACAAGTCCAAAATGTTCAAGTTTTGTAAAGTCTCCAAAGTTGTTTGGGCTTGCATCTTTGTTTCTTTTATATAAAAGCCTTAATGCTTGCACCATTCCTTTGTATATTTTGCGCTGATAAAGTCTATTATACACTTTACCACAGCAAGGACACTCTACAGGGTCATTGGCTATAAGGTGTTCTAAAAACTTTTCGTTTGTTTTTGGCTGAAAAGGTTCTTCTAGCATATTAAATTTAGACATATTACACCTTACTATTTATTGTGTTTATCCATAAATTCGCCCAATGGTTCCATTACTGGAGCAAAAGACACTTGTATAATGTGATTATAGCTATTAAGGGCAATGATAAATAAGGCGCCAATAATAAAACCTTTTACATATTTTGATGTATTAGAAATAATTAAACGCATTTCGACCCCCATTGGTAAAAGTTAATAACATATTTCAATGAAACTTTAGGAAGCTTTTCAGCATCCATTAAAGCGTCAACACGTGCTTCGTTCTCTGCGTATTCTTTATCAAGATCAATTGCGATTATCTCCGCTGATGAATTAATCTTGTTTCTATATACATATGAACAAAGTGTACCATCAAACTTGCTTTCTATATTTAGTATAGAGCGCATCTCAAAAAGTTTATGAAGCGCATTATTTGCTAATCTAATCTCACTATTACCATCACAATTGTTGTGATAATCGTATTTCTCTATCTGATGTACATAATCACATAGATCTTTTTTGGTTATTAAAAGTATCATATATCTCTCCATATGTTTTTGTTAACAACAGTTGTATAATAACATTTCAAAGATTATATGCAACAAAAAAGTGCATAATATTATTTCTTTTTATATTGTATATTCCTAGTGCGCAAATACATTATATGTTTGTTGACAATATAATTACATTGTGTTGTAATTTTATTACGCATATAAGGAGAGTTATATGAAGAAATTCCTACTCACAAAATTACGGTATTATAATA